TGTGCTGGTCAGCCATGCCGCACAGCACGAATAACGCGCTGCTCGGGCTCAAGGAGCGGGCCGAGGAGCAAGAGGCACTGCACGGCGAAGACTCCCACATCCGGGCGTTCAAGTTGCGGTTCTTGGACAACCCATTCCTCGATGCCGTTGAAAAACAGAAATCCATCGCCCGGTGGGCAGCCATCGGTCAGGACACACTGCGGCAGAGAGCCGAAGGCGACTTCATCGTTGACTCGGTTCTCATGTACCCCAACTTCGACATGGCGGTACACGGCTTCCCCCGCGATGCACTGGAGAACGGGCAAGTCCCCGAAAACTGGACTCGATACGCCATCATTGACCCGGGCCACACCGTCACCGCAGTCCTGTTCGCGGCCGTCCCGCCGTCCGATGACATGGTTCTCCTCTATGACCAACTCTATCTCAGGCAATGCAATGCCAAGGTGTTTGGCGAGGAGTTCGACAAGAAAGTTCGCGACCACAATTTCCACGCCTTTATCATCGACGCCCACGGGGCGAGGATCAGAGACATCGGCTCCGGTCGGCTGCCCAGCGAGCAGTACACAGAGGAACTCATCAAGCGGGGCATCTCCAGCCAGATCACGGGCTCAAGTTTTCTTGCTGGATGTGATGACATACCGGCCCGCACCGAAGCCACCCGAGTCGGAATGTACGTTCGCCCGCAGTCCGGCACCCCGTTTCTGCGGGTGTTATCCAGCGCAGTGCCGGATTTGGAGAGGGAAATCAAAAGGTACCGCAAGAAGGTGAACTATGTTTCCGGCGTCCCAGTTGTCACCGATGCCCCGAATACCCGTGGAGAATGTCACATTGTCCAGTGTTTGGAGTACCTTCTTGCCTATCGGCCCCGGTATCACACGCCTCCCGCCCCGAAGCAGGCCGACCCGTGGTGGCTGAAATGGGTGGAACGCCGCCGTAAAAACCTAGGGCTAGACACCCCGGGTTACATAAACTTGGGGCCAATGTCTGGAGGTGACAAATGAGTGAGACATGGGAGATGCCGATTCCCCGCGCTGGGGACATCGTGCTGTATTCGACTGACCGGCAAAACTTTGCCAACGCCACCATTGGGTTCGTCTACAAGCGTCCCGGTGGAACGACCATCGACATCTTGGTATTTACCCCGTCCGGCTGGGTAGACCGCCGGTCAGTCCACCACAAAGACGATCCCGGCTGGCTTGAGTCCAAGCACTGGGGCGCAGACGGCGCGTGGGAGTTGGCTCAGATCACGCAGGACATCCAGCGGGCGGTCGATGTGCTGGGAGCGTGGCAGGACGCGGAGGAAGAAAAGCCCGTGAAGGGAATTAAGAATGTCAACGGCAAGTGACGTTCTGCGGAACCTGACCCGCGTTTGGGTTAAGAAACTCAACGCTGCGGTAGCGTACAAGAAATGCTTCGCTGACGATGCTAAAGAAGCAGCGATGTTTTTCGACGCGGAACACAACTGGATGTGGAAGGATTCGTATGCGCGGGGTGAGAAGGGATTTACCAACTCTATCCAGCCCCCCAATTTTAGAATTCAGGTCAACAAGGTTTTTGAACTGCTCGACATCTTTGGGGCAGTCATGTACCACCGGAACCCCACCCGAACGGTGACGGTTCAGGAGCATCCCGATCTTCCGCCAGCCGCGTTCGGGATAGACGTTGAAGCCCTCGCCATGAACCCGGGGGCCATCACGCCGGAACAAATGCAAATCCTCCAGATGACCATGGAGGAGAAGAAGCGGAGCGAGATGCGCCGCGCCGCCGCGATGCTCCTTGAGAAATACTTGTCTTGGACACCGCAGGAACTCGACCTGAAGCGGCAGGGGCAGAAGTGGGTGCGGGAAGCCTTGATGAAAGGCATGGGGGTGATGTGGACGGAACTGGTCACGCTGGAGACTTCCGGCGATGAGTCCCGGCCGCCCATCCGCATGGTCGGGTCTTTTTACGATACGGTGGACAACTTCCTCGTTGATCCCGATTGGGACAACATGGATGACATCCTCTGGTGTGCCCGCAAGTGCGTGCATCCCATCGAGCAAGTCGCGGAGGAGTACGGCATCTCCGAGGAGGAGTTGAAGAAGCACCTCGACAGCGGCCGTGAGGTGAAACTCGGCAAGGAGCCCAAGGGGAAGGGCAAGGTCGAGGCGACGAACGAACTCATTACCTACTACAAGATTTGGTCAAAGACGGGGATGGGGGATCGTTTCAAGAACGCCCCCAAGCAGTTCAAGGGAACCTTTGACGGGCTCGGCAAATATTGCTACCTCGTGATCTGCGAGGGTGTTGACCGCCCCCTGAACATGCCCCCGGAATTGATCGACCAGCCGGAAGAAGCGGGAGTCTCGGACGAACTCATTACCAAGACCTCGTGGCCCATCCCCTTCTACGTTGATCCGGGCGGGTGGCCGTTTACGCCGCTCGGCTTCCATTGGAAGCCCGGGTATTCGTACCCGATCTCGCACATCCGGCCCGCTATCGGGGAATTGCGATTCCTGAATTGGGCAATGTCGTTTGCGGCGACCCGGCTCGCGACAAGTTGCGAAACCATCGTTGCCTGCCAGAAGGCGGCCGACCAGACGATCAAAGACCAACTGCTCGCGCCAAGTGAGGGCGGGTTCAAAATCATCGAAATGTCCGAACTTCTCGGGCGTGGGGTAGGCGACATTCTCAGTGTCTTCCAGCCGCCACCCATGACGCAGGACGTTTGGCGCGTCATCGAGTCGGTCAGTGAGATGTTTGCCCAACGAACGGGGCTTACCGAACTCATGTACGGCGCAACTCGCTCGGCTTTCAGAAGTGCCAGCGAGGCGCAGATCAAGAGCGAGAACATCAGTATTCGGCCCGACAACATGAGTAACACGCTTGAGGACGCCATGTCCACGCTAGCGCGGAGGGAGGCTCTCGCGGCTCGGTGGTTGCTTGAGCCGGGTGATGTTGCGTCTGTGCTGGGGCCAACCGGTGCAATCGCTTGGCAAAACTTGGTGATGAAGACCGACCTCATCGACCTTACAAGAGACTTTATTTTCCGAGTTGAGGCGGGGAGCGCGCGGAAACCGAACAAATCCACGCGCGTTGAGCAGATGCAGATGGCGGTGCAGACGTTGGGGCCGATGGTATCGCAGTTGGTGGGAGCAGGGATGACAGAACCTTATAACGCCCTGATGAGGGATTGGGCGGCGAGTCTCGATATTGATGCCCAGCCCTACATGATCCCGCCCCCTGCCCCGCCAGCCGCGCCGCCTTCCGAGCCTCCCTCCCCGGATGAGCAGGCTGCGGCGGCGGGGCCGGATCAACCGCCCCTCGCGTGAACAGCAAATCAGACAGCAAACGGTGGCAAAACCTATGGGGTCGCTACCGGATAACAAAGGCCGCTTACGAGCGGTTGGCGTCCAGAAATAACGGTAGGTGCGAGATATGCAACTCGCCCCGAAACATCTGCGTTGACCATTGCCATGACACCAGCATCGTCCGAGGGCTCGTCTGCCGAGGTTGCAACGCCGCCCTCGCCGCGTTCGGTGACACCCTCGCGGGCGTCCGCCGCGCGATCAACTACCTCCAAAGACATGAGCGACGTTCCCGAGGCGGTTCTAAGGGCCGGAAGCGAAGCGGCAGCGATGTACGTTCGATTGCGGTCAGAGGGCTACGATCACAGATGGGCGGAAATGTGTTCCCTGCAAGCCCCTCCCGGCGTAAAAGGGACAGATCGCGCCGTCATGCAAGGCCGTTACAACCAAGAGTGGTTGAACTCCATGCCCAAAGACCAAGCCGACACGATGGTGCGCGAGGCAAAAGCGGCGGGCATTAATATCTCTGGCAAATACTACATGTCCGGTTTGGCCGACAAGCGAGGCCACCGCGACCCGGCAGCGTGGATCGACTCCTCTGCCGACATCAGGAAGGTTGCCCGGGAACGCAATCTCACCGTGCGCGGGATTGTGGAGCATCAGGGGACTCCGATGCCCCCGCCCAAGCCCAAGGGGCTCTCCGAAAAACTCACCCGGGAGATGATGGCGAAGGAGCGCCTGATGAACCCGGGCAAGAAGATGAAGGACGCTGAACTCAGGGAGAAGGTGACGGCCAAGTACGGGTACAAGAGGCCCAAGCCATGAACACCGCACAAGACCTCGTTGACCATCTTCTTACAGCGACCGGCGGCGGAGCGCAGGACGGGGAACACCGGGCTGTTCGATCTGCCGTTGTCCACGGCGTCCGCGAAGTCTTTCAGTCTCGCCAGTGGCTCTGGCACACGAAGACCGACTCGTTCACGACGCTGCAAGTATCCACGACGGCGACGATGACTAGCGGCAGTGCCACCATCACTGTGACATCGAACGCCAGCCAGTTCGTCGCAGGCCGCATCGTGGTGTTCGACACCAACGGCTTCTTCGCCTACACCCCACGAATCGTCAGCGTTGCCGGTAACAGCGTGACGCTCGACCGGGCCGCGATCCAATCGGGGACTTCCACGGTCAAAGTCCAGACGTTCTACAACCTCCCGGCCAACGTCAAGGACATCGACTCGCTGATGACCGAAACGGTCGGGACGTTGCACTTCTACGTCACGCCGCAGGAGTGGATGCAACTGCAAGTAAACACGCGGGGCACGGGCGAACCCTACTACTACACCGTGATGCGGAGCGACACCGATCCCAACCGGTTTCAGATTCGCTTCGTGGGCGTGCCGCAGGATGGGACGGTGGTGCTTTACACCTACCGGTACATCCCCGACGAGATTCGCCTGATGGGCTATGAACCGTCGTGCAGGCAGGGCACCGTCAGCGTGTCGGCAAACTCTGCGACCGTGACCGTTGCGGGGAACACGCTTCCGCCAATCATCGGGTACTCGGCCATCCGTTTCGGAACGGCGACAACCGAGGCCGACCCGCCGGGAGCCCTCAATCCTTTCGTGTACGAGCGGCAAATTTTGAGCCGCGACTTAAACACGCAACTGACCACCACAACTACGCTCCCTGTCGCGCTGACCACTGTCAAGTACGCCATTTCAGACATCATCGACTGCTCGCCGCAGATGTGGACGGCAATGCTTTCCGCCGTGGAGATGTGGTACGCCAGACTCGCCGGTAAGCCAGCCGGGGACGCCGTAGCCCTGTTTAATCGCGATTTGCGATTGGCAATGGAGAACGACGTTATCTCCCCGCTTTCCGGTCGCCAGTACGTTTCGCATTACCCGACGCCCCGCACGCTCGGCTACCACTCCAACCCCCTTGGCGACGTAGGTGGTTGATGCCTAGCCTGCAAATCAAAGATTGGCTCGGCCTTGTCACGGCGGCGAGCCCGTACCGGGTTCCACCGGGCGGGAATGTCAGCCAGAACAATCTTCAGATTCTTGTGCCCGGGCAGATGCAGCAGCGCCCCGGGAAAGACACCATCTATACGGCCCTTGACTACGATGAGGTCATCGGCGTGTACCGCGTGGCAAACGGGGCGGCGAACCCCAATACCCTGATTCTTGCCAGCAAAACCTCGGCAACGAACCTCACCATCCGGGCCTTGGTGCCGGGGACAACCGGCTCTGACGCCGATTGGGCCGCTACGCCGCTCCTGAACACCACCAGTAGTTTTCGGGAGCCGCCGACTTACGCCGAAGACCGCCACGGGCGGATTCACTGCTTCGTTGGCAACGGCGTGGCCCCGATAGTGTTCGGCCGCAACGCTCCGTCCGCGCAAACAATGGGTGTGCCAGCGCCGACAGTGGCCCCGACAGTGACCCCAACCGGCAACGGGTACTTCATCGAGCGCGTCGATGTTCTCGACGGCGGCGGGAGTTATTGGAGAGCCCCGGCCATCGTCATCTCTGGCGGCAGCCCGCAGACGGCAGCGCGACTCAAGGCCGTTATTCAGGGCGGGTCTGTAGTAGCAGTGGACGTTATCGACGGTGGGGTGGGGTATACGAGCCCGCCGTCCCTGATCGTAGATGAAACAGGAGTCAAGGGGGCGGGATTCCTAGCC